TGGAAAATTAGGTAAACTATTCGAAGTAAATTTTGTAGCGTAAGGTTTATCAAAAACACTTTGATCAGCATAAGAACTTCTTGCTAATGTACCTGTTACCCAAGTACCTTCTAAATAATTATAAGCAACCATTCGATTTACAAATTGACTTGAAGCATCGGGATAAAACCAAATAATTTCATTAAATAAACTATTATGAGATGCGTATACTTGTTGACCTGCATTTTGATTTAAACCAGGATTAGTTCCTGTTGTTTTAAAAACAAAATCTTCTACAGGGCAAGACATTCTTTTAACAGAACCGTCAAAAATGAAAAAACCACCTTCATCAGACATCCAATAAACAGTGGAATCTACAAAAACCATTGAATTTTGTCCAATTATTCCACAATTAGATCCTACTTGTCTTACTGAAAAAGTAAATGGTGGACCTACATATTGAACAATATATGCTGAAGTATCAGTTCCAATAAAAGTAAAATCTTTACCTTGAACTGCACTTCTTATTTCAGATCCAGAATCTAATTGAAATGTTCCTGCCGTATTAACTGATGTTGGTTGATAAACACTTCTATTTTCTTGATCTGAAAAACGAATAAACATTTTATCTTGTGTAATAGGAGAACCAATTGTTGTCTCCGTACCTAAATGAAATAAATGTCTATCTCTGTCTGATACTATAGTCATTACAGATTTAGTCGGATTATTAGCAATACTTGTTGCTCTAGTGGTCAATGCACTTGTATCTAAAGCGATTGGGTTCCAGTTAAATGATCTGCCATTATGAACAGTTGCAATTAAAATTTGACCATAATTATCTAGTGACCACATACCAGGATTAATCGTAGTATTCGATGTTGTTCTAGGTGTTCCCCAAGTAGAAGCTCCCCACAAGCCTGCACCCCATCCATAACCTCCTGATTGAACTAAAGGACCTATTAAAATATAAGGTAATGGATCTAGTGTTCCGTCATTCGTGGCTCCTGTGCCAGTTTCTGCTGTTGGCATTTCAATTGTAAAAGTTGTAGTTGTAGGTATTGATTTAACTTCGAATAATACATCATCAAAATCGGTTGCAGTATAATCTGTTTGACCTGCAGTAAAAGAGCCTGCATTTTCAAAGGTAAGTATATCTCCAATATTTAAATTATGTGCTGCTGAAGTTGTGATCGTTACAGTAGTAGAACCGTTTGTTGTTGTAATGTCAGCTCCTGTTTGTTGACGATCTGGATCAATTGGAGTTATGTCATAAAAAACTCCAGAATAATAAATATATAAACATCGGTTTGTGCCAAGAGCAGCATATTTTCTACCATCTAAATCAGACCAAGTAAGATTTGCTCTTGCTACACCTATTAAAGAAGAAGAGGTTATTTGTTGCCATCCTCCAATTTTTTCAGGTTGACCGTACCTAAAACGAACATTATCTCCATCAACCCAGTTATTTTCATTCTGAGTATCTGTCAATTGTTTATTAAAACCAGGTCTAAAAGGTATTTTTATTAAAGCCATGGCATTATTTTACAATAAAAATAGCCACTAGTATAGATTGGTTATTTAGGTAATATTATATTCCATTCTAAGCTTTCAATCAATTCGTCTACGTAAACTTTAGTCTTTTTGTTTGTTTGTAAATATTTATGTAATTCTTCTAAATCAATTATTACCCATTTATCTTTAAACTCTAGAACCATTTTATCAGCTTTAGAGGAAGTAGTGCCTTTTTGAGCTAAATCCCCACTAGCTAATTTAAACATGTCTCTCACATCGAACTTGTAAAAAGCGTTTTGACCTTTAATAATACCCGCTATATTCCACGAAGTTTTTTCTTTTGGATATTCTATCGAATCTAAATATTGTGAAAATTTTTGTATAATATCCATAGCAAATATTGACAATTTGTTAAAATAATTTAAACCATACTTGCATGAAAGTATACAACAACTTTGTTGCTAAAAAAGATTTTAAAATTATAGAGGAACATATATTAGGAGCTAATTTTCCTTGGTATTATAATAAAAATGTTGTCGGTAGATATGAAGATGGTTTACCAGAAGATAAAAAAAATTTTCAATTTACTCATTGTTTTTATCAAAATGATAAAATTAATTCTAATCAATTTGAAATAATACTACCTATAATTAAAAAGATAAACCCGTTTACTATTTTAAGAATTAAAGCTAATTTATTAACAAGAACGCTAGAAAATATAGAGCATGGCTATCATACAGATTTTGATAAAAATAGCCACAAAATTACAACTGGTGTATTTTATTTAAATACTAATAATGGTTATACTAGATTTAAAAATAAAACCATGGTAAAAAGTGAAGCAAATAAGTATGTAGAATTTAACGGTGAAGAAAGCCATACTGGATCTACTTGTACTGATGAAAATGTAAGAGTTGTTATTAACTTTAACTATATAAAATAATGTTATTAGAAAATTATTATTATTATTTTCAAAGTGTATTATCACCTAGATTTTGTGATGAAGTTATTGAATATGGAAGAACACAAAAAAAACAAATGGCATTAACAGGCGAGTTCGAAAATAAAAATTTGAATAAAAAAGATATAAAAAATTTACAAAAAATTAGAAAATCAGAAGTAGTTTGGATGGATGACGAATGGATTTATAAAGAAATAAGACCTTATATTCATCGTGCAAATAACCTCGCAGGTTGGAATTTTGAATGGGATAGAAGCCAAGCTTGTCAGTTTACAACTTATAAACCAGGACAATTCTATGATTGGCATTGTGATTCTGATCCAAGACCTTATGATAGAAAAGATATAAATAACCCAGAACACGGTAGAATAAGAAAACTATCTGTAACATGTTCTTTGACAGATCCAAGCAAATATAAAGGAGGGGAACTAGAATTTAATTTTAATAAACCTAATTTTTCTAAAAAGAAAAATATTCAAAAATGTAATGAAATTTCTCCTAGAGGATCTATAGTTGTATTTCCTTCTTTTGTGTTACACAGAGTGTGTCCAGTTAAAAGAGGATTAAGAAACTCTTTAGTAATTTGGAATTTAGGGTGGCCTTACAAATGAATTTAGATTATAAAGGACATTTTATTACTCCAATTTATTTTCAAGAAGAAGATAAATGGGTTAAATCTTTTAATAAAATTTGTGATCAACATATTAAAAATGCTAAAAAAAGAGATGCTCCTTTATTAAAGAAAAGAAGTCAAGATTTAAAAAAGAATATTAAAGATTTTGCTTTTTCTTTTCATTCTCATTCTTTAGAAGAAGTACCTGAATTTAAAGAATTTAAAGAATATATCCTTAAAGCTTCAAATAAAATATTAGATCATATGGGTTATAATACTAATCCCTATGAAATGTTTTTTACTGAATTATGGGTACAGGAATTTTCTAAAAGTGGAGCAGGACATCATGAAGGTCATATTCATTATGACAATCATATTTCTGGTTTTTATTTTTTAAAAGCTACACCAAGAACTTCGTACCCTGTATTTATGGATCCAAGATTAGGTAAAGTGGCATCTCAATTACCAGAAAAAAATACATTAGATACTACTTTTGCATCTAACGGAATCAAATTTGATGTTAAACCAGGAAGTTTGATAATGTTTCCGTCATTTTTAGAACATTCTTTTCCTGTTGACTATGGAATAGACCCTTTTAGATTTATTCATTTTAATGTACAGGCTATAAGAAAGGAAATAATTAACAAAATAAAAATATGAGTTTTAAAAAGAAAAAATATCAAGTTATAAAAAACGCTTTGTCTCAAGAGTTAACTTATTTTTGCAGAAGATATTTTACTTTTAAAAGACAAGTTGCAAATACTTTATATGCAGGAAAGTATATATCTCCTTATGAAACTATGTTTGGAGTATATTGCGATGAACAAGTTCCTAACACTTATTCCCATTACGCAGATTTAGTTATGGAAGTATTACTTGTAGAACTTCTTCCTTTAATGAGAAAAAAAACTGGTCTTAAACTTACTCCAAATTATTCTTATGCAAGAATATATAAAAAAGGAGATATTCTTAAAAGACATAAAGATCGATTTAGTTGCGAGATATCTACAACATTAAATTTAGGCGGAGACCCTTGGCCAATTTATATTGATCCAACAGGTAAAGATTGTGTTATTGATGAACAACAAAATATTATTAAACCTAATGCTCCCAAAGGTATTAAAGTTAATTTAGATCCAGGAGATATGTTAATTTATAGAGGTAATGAATTGGAGCACTGGAGAGAACCCTTTGAAGGAGAAGATTGTGTACAAGTTTTTTTACACTACAACAATGCTGCTACTGAGGGAGCAGACGAAAATTTATTTGATAGAAGACCACATTTAGGATTACCTGCTTATTTTAAAAAGACTTTATGATAATTAATGAACTTTTTCCAACAGTTATTGGTTTTAGTGAAAACAAAAAACATGATAATTCTTTAATAAAACATTTATATAAAATACAAAAACAAATAAATAGAGGAGGCCAGAATTGGGGTTCTACTGTATATAATACAGATGGTACTTATAATCTTCATGAAGATTTAAAGTTTAATAAGTTAAATGATTGGATATTTACTGAGGTAAACAATTATAAAAATATAATTGGTTATAAAGATTTTAATATATCTTGTTCTAGAAGTTGGTTTAACATTTATAAAAAATATGATTATCAAGAAAAACATAACCATGTAGGTATTGATAGTATATCTGCGGTTTACTTTTACAAAGTTACTAATGATAATAGTAATTTAGTTTTACATTCTCATGAACCTGAAAGTGTTCAACAAACTTTTGATAAAAAAAATAGATATACTTGGAAAAGTTTTATAGTTGAACCAAAAGAAGGATTATTAGTTATATTTAAATCTCATTTAATACATAATGTGTTACAAAAAAATACTAATGAAAAAAGAATATCTTTTGCTTATAATTTTAAGTTAAATTATTCTGGTTGATTAGGTAACAGTTCCCATCCAGTAGTATTATCAGCTTGATAAGCATCTTCATTCCAACGATATATTTTAGTTTCATCTGGAAGAGGTATGGGTGGAACTAAATCACCATTAGCATCATGAGTCCAATCCGCACCTGGTTTCTGTTCCAAAAACATATCTTTAGATTCATCATATGTCATATCTATTCCTGCATATCTTCTTCTAAAATTATTATTATAGGAAGTTTGAACCCATTTAACTCCACCTTCTTCAAATGGCACTATGTTTTTTACAGCTTCAGCAGCTGTGGCTGACTGATCTCCACCATTATTATCAACATCATAGTTGTCTATTACAACAACTCTTAAAACTTTATTTTCGTTATCTAATTCTGCAAAATGTGCCATAATATTATGCTACCGTTAAAGTACCACTAACTGTAAAGTTAGCTATACTTCCACCTCCTGCTGGAGCAGGAACTGTTGTAAATGTATTAGTTGGAGGACTAACAGATATTAGAGGTGCAGCACATGCTGGTACTCTTACTTGTACTCTTCCTGATCCGCCTCCTC